CGTTTGCGGACCCATTCGAAACACGCTTTCATCCAATCGTATGCTTTAATTTTATTAATCCAAGCATAAGAATCCTCGTATTGTCTATGTTTATGTAACATATAAGCATTAACCATAGGTATTGCTACATCCCGTATAGACGGGTTTTGAAAAGTTTTTATTGGTCCCGTATATTCTTTAGTTGAAAATAATTCACCTGTCGTTATAACATCATCAAACGCCTCGAAAAATAAATTTAATTCCCAGTGAAAAGTTTTAGAATGAGTTATTAAAGGTACAAGGTCTTTTTGTTTAATATATTCATAATCGTTTTTAGTAGAACGCCAACTATAAATATCAATAACGCCTAACTCTTTACAACGCTCCCAAACATCGTTTTGATAAACATGAAAACTATCGCTAATTTGAGTATATTCACCAACAGCTATTTCTAGCCCCGCATATCGTAATCTCGAAGCGATATATTCTTGTAACATTGACATATGTACTGCGTTAGCACCATACGCTCCCCAAAGCATATCGTTCGAACGGTTACAAACAGTCATATTTAATTTTTTATCTCTAACTTTAAAATAAATATGGGTATTACAAGGCACGTCTTTACCGTCCCTATCTAAATCTTCTTTAACGTCCCACATCTGTAACACTGCTCGTCTATCGTTAGGGTTACGATGTAACATAGCGATAATAATTTCTAATTGATCTTTATCAAAATATTTTTTCCAACGCCAACCGTAAGCCCCCCATAAAGTTTCGTTATCATCAGAAAAATCTCGCATAGATTTTACAAAAAAAGTTAAAGGTCTTAAATCGTTACGTCCATGTAACATCCATAGTCCTTCTATAAAATGGAAAAAAGGATTAGCGTCGCGTTTTTCACAAAACAATACACGTTCCGTAGGTTTTTGATAGACCGTAGTTACTGGTTCTACTGCTTCTAGCGTCAACCCGTTTCTACTTTCTTGTTCTCGATAATTAGTTTTATCTAAAAAGAAATCGACACCTAATCTAAAAGCGTCGTTTATATTTCGTGCGGTTATTACTTTCATAATTCGTATTTGCTTTTACCTGCTACTACATCCTCTACTATAGGCAAGTCGTTTTGTTTATAGATAGAACGTGTCCTACCCTCATTTTTAAGAATACGTGAGTATTTATCAAACTCACATAAACCCCCTTCTATCTCCCTTAATTCATAGTTAACAGAGTTTCTTTTAGTAACCCAAGAATTTCTTTCGAATGCTATTTTTAACAACTCTTGCATTTCACTGTTCCAATCATGACTACGTAAACAATAATCTAATGGTCTACCTGTTAAACGATTAAGACCTCGCATAGCTCCTGGACCTGCGTTAGCCCAAGTCATAATATCATTAGCTTCATCTAATAAATATGTATGTCTTAAATCAGTAACTACTTCATACGCCATAAATGGACCCATGTACGGGTAGTCTCGTAAAGTTTCCCAACAAAACTCTAAAGAAGACTCGTTTAATGTTTTCTTATTTTCTAATTTAGTTACTAAATAATCTTTATCATTCCACATATGACTTACACACTCAGCTACCCCTGTAACTTTATCCATACGGTTTGGAGTTTTAATAATATAAGAACCAGTAATCCATTTAGGTTGTTGTTTAATAAGTTCAATAGCTTTCTTCCTATCCCAGTTAAACAATAAATCATTTTCTATTAACGTTCTTCCTGTTTCTATTAAATTAAACCACCTAAAAATTATTACTGCCATAAAAACTCTAGGGTCGTCTCGTAATGGTTCTCTAATATGTTTTTTAAGCCACCGAGTAGTTCTATCTTCTTCTCGATACACTTGACAGAATTTAAACTCTTGTAAGATAGGATCATCAGTCCAAGGTGCGGGTAGACCGTTTTCTTTCTTTCTACGAATACTTTCCCGTTCTTCTTGCCAATAAAAATATCTATCGAGTTCTTCTGCAATAAACATTACTTCTTAGTTAATCTCCAAGCACAGTTATTAGCGTGTTCAGGATACATAGTCGCTGCTGCCATACGTAAAAACTGTTTACCGAAACGCTCACTTAACATAATCATTTGTTCGTCTGACCACTCTATCTTTAAATCACGAGTGCCATCAAACCTAGCTTTCTTTAAATTAGGCATTTGTATAAACGTACCCGTAACCGCTTCAATATTAAAGTTACGTTCTAGTTCTTCTTTTAGTTCTTCAAAGCCCCACTCATAAACGTGGTCTTCAGGTAACTTATCATTTGACCCGTCATGGTTAGGTGTAGAAACATAGCCCAGTGCGTCAGGTCGCATAACCCTAGCTACATCATCTAACCATGCGGGTACAAACTCTCTACCCATATGTTCAATAACTTCGGTAGACCAAAAGAAATCTATACTTTCATCAGGTAAATCAAACACAGGGTTTACCGTTAAATCTTGTATTCTTATTTGTCCGTTAAAGTTTTTAAACCAAGTAGATTCTTCTAACCTACCTCCTGCGTTAGACCAAAATTTATTTTCTAACTCACAAGCAGGGTCGATATCGTAACCATAATAAGAACGGATAATATCAGACTTTTTAACTACGTATGCTTTATATAAACAACGTAACGCCCAACACTCTCCACAACCAACTTCTAAAGTATCTAAGGGTCTACCCAACACTTTAGCTTCATCTATCGCTAAACTAGCAATTTTATCAAAACGACTCATATGAGCTAATTCATCTGGTCGCCAGTTACCTAGCACCCCTGCTGAAGCAAGGTCCATTCTAGTATTTTTACTGTCATTTTCATTGACAGTAAGTTTCTTTCTAATTGATGACATATATTCTCCTTTCTAAAAAATTAATCACATATTTATTATCCTTTACTTTTATATGCAAAGTAAAGAACTTTTATACTTGATAGCAGCGTGTTGTTTTAGGCTCAATCAAATATAAATTCTCTTTCGTTCTAGTAATACCTACATAAAACACTCTATTTTCATCATCAGGATTACGTTGGTAGTTTTTATAAACTCGTGCCGTAATATCCGTTAATAGCACTACATTAGTTGCTTCTCCACCTTTTGCTGCATGAATAGTAGATAAACGTATACGTGGTTCTTTTGTTATTTTTTCTCCTCTACGTAACATGGCTCGTATATAACTTATTTCTTTTACACTTAACATAGTAAAAGCATCATACCAACGACCTTCAGGTAAATCAGGAAACATATTTTTTAAATCTTGATACTGCATGGTTAAATCAGCATCAACCACCTCTAGTTTTTTACTATCTTTAATTCGCATATATTTCAAAATATTTATACATTCAACCATGGGTATTGTTCTACCTTGATTTAGTCGTTCCCAATTTATTACGGCTCTGATTTTCTTTTCAGAGATACTAGGTCTACCTTTTACTTCAAAAAACCAACCTTGATTTCTACAATACTCGTCTACTTCTTCTAATAAATAATTAGTCCTAGCTAACACTAGCCACTCACCTTCTTCCATATTTACTAATTCAATAGTTGGTTCCCAACGTACGGTGCCTTGTTCTTTTCTAGGCGTCCATTCTTTATAGATTCTAGAACGTACTTGGTCGATACAACGTTTAGCTACTTCATGCACTTCTAAAGGTACGCGATATGATTGTTTTAAGACTAAAGCATTGTTAGAGTTTTTAATTAAATACTCAACATCTGCCCCTGCCCATTTATAAATTGCTTGATCATCATCACCTGCAACATAAATACGGTCAGCTTTTTCTGTTAGTTTACGTACTACCGCCCATTGTAACGGTGATAAATCTTGAGCTTCGTCTACGAACATAACATCTAATTTAGGCACATCACCACGTAATAAAAATTGTTGTAACATATCTGTATAATCAACTAATAATCTATCTTCTTTAAACAAACGTAGCCCTCTAGCGTAACGTTCTAACTCAAACCACCCTACTGCGTCTTCTACTTCGTGCCATTGTTGTTCTAACGGTATCTCTCGCATACGAGCTAAGTTTTCTATAAACGCTAAACGATCATCATGTGTCATAGCAAACAGATGTCCATCATCTGAATTAGTGCGTCCTGTTAAACGAATATTTAATTTTTCATTTAAATCTAATATATCGGAATGACTTATAACACTTTCTCTACTTAGTCCTAGTTGTCTAAACGCTAACGAATGTAACGTTCTAAAAAACGGTAAATCTTTATTAGCAATATTAAAACGTTGCATAGCCCTTTCTTTACCCTCGTTTACGGCTTTTTTAGTAAATGTAAAAAAGCCAATACTTTCTGGTTTTGTACCTTTTTCTAACTCATCTTCTATTAACCCTAATAAAGTGCTGGTTTTACCCGTTCCAGGAGGTCCAAGAATTACTTGAGTATGAGCAGGTAATGTCATATCCCTGTCCTAAAAGTTAAATTTACTCGCTCCCCACCACCTACAACATCAGGCACTGCATGGGTAGCTTTCATCTGTGAGTGACCATCAAACACGAAGGTATCACCATTTTCCATTAAATAATTAGTCAATCTTTTCTTAGCTATATAGTTTGTGTTGATTTTACTGGTCGCGGTATGTTCTTTAATATTACGTTTATATTCTTGCCACTGAAACACTCTAGGTGAGCCGAAAGATATAGACACAACTAAATCGTCTAAGGTAGGTACAGTATCAGAATGATGTGGTATACCTTTACCATCAACGCCATAGTAACCACATAAACAAAAATTAAAATCAACGGTTCTACCAAATTCTTGTTTTATAAAAGTTTCTAAATTACCTTTGATATAATTCATTGGTTGTGTCCAAGGTACAGGTTTATACAACCTACCTGCGTATTCAAAATTAGCAGTACCAAATGCTTTAGTTTTTCTACCTTGTATATCTTTTCCGTTAAATTTTCTATTTACGGGTTCGTCCCATTCTGTTATTAATGGGTTAAATCCGTTAAATTTACTTTTATAAAATTTAATCATAATAAACTATCATCAAAATTAGGTAAGTCATGTTCCTCGTCTTGAGCTACAAATTCATCTATATACCAAACGTTTACACCTTTGCCTTTAATATTAAAAAAGTATGGTTCTCCGTTTAATTGTTTTAATTTAGAAGTCAACCGATTACGTTGATATTCTTTAAAATTGTGTCTATGTAGATACTCCATTAAATCTGCTAACCTAAAATAAGTTTTGCCTTTATTAGTCCAAGGTTTATGTAATAGTAATTCATCACGTTCTCTAGCAGGTCGTTCGGTACAAAAAGACTCTAGTAGCTCCATGAAGTGTCCTTCGGTAGAAGATTCTTTAGGTACTTCAACCACAGTTAATGCGTCTAATAATTGTTGTATTATTTGTCTCCAAACGTTTTCTTTTACCTTCGGCGGTATTTTATTTAACGCGTCCATACACTTACGTTGAAACCTATTTTGATTTAACAAATCATCTGTTTCTAATTCTAACCTGCCTCCTTCTACATCTAAAAACCATATCGGCGGGTCACTGTCTTGTTTAGTTAAATTACTAAACAAAGGCGTACCACCATTAGCCCCTATGCCGTGTTTTCTAGTTCTACAAAGAGGGCTATTACAATGACTCGCTATTGGCTGATCATTACACCGATAAAAATAATCCTTACGTTGTAATTGTTTACCTATCGTTAATACTTCTTGTGCTCCTAATGGCGGTTGCATATATTGCATATTTACATCTTCTAAACGTTTTTCCCAATCGTCAGGATATTTCTTACGTAAAAACACACCTACGTTAAATAGTCCAGAGTTTCTTGTACCTTTAGGAAAACCCTGCACTACTAAGTGCTGTAGACAAGGCGGTGCTTGGTCTAACCAATCAACGTCTTCTGTTAAAGGCGTTGCTTCATAACTTTCTAAATCAGCTTTACTAAACGTAATTTTCTCAGCGTATGCTAAAAACTCCTCAGGAGTTAGAGCTTGACCTTTTTCACCATAAGCGTATCTTGTAGAGTTTTCACCTCCGAAGTACGGCATATTTAAAGTGCTCCCTCTATCTCCACGTTCTAACAATAACTGTGTTTGTTTAGGAAATATCTCTGCTTGTCCGAAACCGATAGAAGCTGCCAGTTGACGTAACTTACGTTGTAATAAACTAGCGGACACAGGTTCATCTATAAAAAGATAAATATGTGCCCCACCACTTTTACTACGACAAAGCACCAACGGTAATTTATGTTTAACTAATTTTTTAGCTAATCCTTTTAAATCTAATTGATATTCATCAACGTCTATAGCACCCCAAACACAAGTATTGTTTTCGTCTATAGGTACAATCCCTACACTTTGTTTACCTGACAAATGACCTTCCCATAATTTTAGAAGATCATCGTCAGATAACTCTTTAGAGATAGTTACATTTTTTCCGTTTGCTTTACCGTCCTCTCGCAGATCATCAGTAGCTGTGAACGTCCCGTATGCTTGGCGTAGCCCCGCATATCGTATAGCAAATTCCTCTGCTAACGACATAAAATATCTCCCGATTAGATAGTTTCATTTAACGTAATATCTTCAGCTTGTTCTTGTTTTACTTGAACTTCACCTGACCTAGCCGCCGACATAAACTCTTTAGCGATTTTAGCTATATCTAAATCAGTAGCCGAAGTTTGATTTACACTATAACCGTGCCACGTACCTTTATCGTTAGATTGGGTAGTAGAAGATAAGTTATAGGTATAAGCAAACATAGGAGCTTCTACAGACTCTCCTTTAGAGTTTTGTACTCTAGCCATACGTAACATAGTAAGCCATTTTCTAGCCACTCCTAACTGAGTAGAAGTAAATGCTAATACTGCTTGTTGTGGAGTAGGGTCAGTAATCAATACAAAAAACTGTGCCGTTTCTACTATTTCGTTACCCTCAGGTGTGTAGTATCTTCTAGATTCTTCGTCACGTTTACACTTACTAAGTATAGACATATCGTGTCCAGCATTTACTAAGCCACCACCTTTTTCTCTAGGAATCCACTCGATAAACTTTTTATTATAGGCACAAGGCACAATACTTATACCTTTCTCACCATCGTAAGTTTCACCAGTAACAGTATTATATAAATCTCCTGCACTAGCTCCTTCTACATAGTTACCGCTAGATTTTATTAACTGCGGGGACATGGGTTGCAATACGCGAATAAACGGTATCGCAAAGTCTTCCGTAGTAGTTTCCTCTAGTCCTGTACCTCCCGATAATAAAGTATCATCGAAAGTTGTTATCGCTGTGTTTTGACTCTCAGCTATTTGAGTTTTTTCTTCTGGCATATTAATCCTTTTTAATAGTTGCTTTAGTACCTATATAGATACCAAATGGTTCTGATGGAATGTCCTTCCCCGTAGTAAGTTGTTCTTTTACGAACGCTTTTAACGTACTAGGATGAACGCTTTGTTTTATTTGTGGGTCTAGTCCACGGGTTTTAAGAGCTTCTACGGTCTGATCAACCGCTTCACTTTCTTCACGATTAAATTTAACTAAAACTTCGTTTTTAATTAAACCTTCGTGTCCGTTATCTATCAACCACCTATACGCTACCTCTTGATTAGCTTTAGAAATATGAGCACTATAAAACTCTCCAACGGATATTTTTTCACCCGTGCTAAGAGTAATCTCATTTAGACCTGCTGCTGCCATAGCGTCAGGTAGCTCTTGTTCTGAAGTTAATCTAAGTTCTTCTTTTTTAGCTTTTACATCTAGTTCTAGCTGTTCTAGTTCTTTAGCTAGTTGTAGCTGTTTATTGGCTAAAACAGAAACGGTAGATAACTCGCTATCGGAAACTTCGTTATTCCATTCCTGGACGCCGTCTTCCCCAACAAGTTCTTCGAACGTAGGTTTAGTCATCTAACTCTCCTTTCTGATGTAGGTCGATTTCAACAGGATAATAAATACCCTCTTGTCTATCCCATTTAAGAATATTAAATCTTCCTCGATTAAAATACGCAGCGATTGAACACGCCACACCTATTGCCGCAGGATCACCAATCAGAAGTAAATAATCTTCTGTTTTATAATCTTGTAAGATTTTTTTCATCCTACGTACCGAAGGAGAAGCACTTAACATGATTTGAGTATTAGAAGGTAATAGGACTTCGAAGTCGCCATACTGCCGAGCAGAGGCGATATTTCGTCCTGGAACTTCTTGAACAACATATACTGTCATGTTTCTCCTTTCTAATTTCTAGTAATTAAATAATATATATCAGTAACGACAAAGTAAAGTTATTACGGATATTATGTTTTTAAAAATAAAAATTTACTAAACAAAATAATAAAAAGCTACTAATATCGTTAATAAACTAATATTGATTTTAAATTTTTACCGTTATAAAAGGATTCGTCAATATTACTTTTACGTAAAAGTTATTAGAGGGCATGAGGAATCTATTAGTTTTGGATTATATTTTTTATAAATTGTAATATATAATCAAGTTTAGAAATTAGAAAGAACATGCAATATAAATTTAAAACGGAGCCGTACGAGCACCAACTAGAAGCGTTAAAACGTTCTTGGAATAAAAAAGAATACGCGTATTTTATGGAAATGGGTACGGGTAAATCGAAAGTATTAATCGATAATATTTCTATGCTTTATGATAAAGGCGGTATCAATGCCGCAGTTATCGTAGCTCCAAAAGGTGTGTACCGTAATTGGTCAGAAAAAGAAATACCGACACACATGCCTGAACACGTGTTAAAACAAATAGCAGTATGGAACCCTGCTCCGACTAAAGCACAAAAGAAAACTCTTACTGATTTATTTTTGCCTAGCGATGATTTAAAAATATTAATCGTAAACGTTGAAGCGTTTAGTACTAAAAAAGGTGTAACTTTTGTAGAAAAATTTATTTTAAATCATAACTGTTTAATCGCTGTAGATGAGTCTACTACTATAAAAAACCCTAAAGCTCAACGAACTAAAAATCTTTTAAAACTAGCCGTAAATACAAAGTACCGTAGAATCTTAACTGGTTTTCCTGTTACGCAATCACCATTAGATTTATATAGTCAAAGTGCTTTTTTATCAGACCATTTATTAGGGTATACGTCTTTTTATTCTTTTCAAAATCGTTACGCTCAACTTATTAATAGAAATATGGGGGCTAGGACATTTAGACAAGTAGTCGGTTATCAAAACTTAGAAGAACTAACTACTAAAGTAAATGGGTTTTCTTACAGAGTTTTGAAAAAAGAATGTTTAGATTTACCTGCTAAAGTTTACCAACGTAGGGAAGTAGAACTAACCCCTGAACAAAAGAAAGTTTATAAAGAATTAAAAGATTATGCGATAGCTGAACTAGAATCGAATGAACTTGTTAGCGTTACTTCTATTTTGACACAGATATTAAGATTACATCAAGTAGTTTGTGGTTTCGTTAAACACGATCAAGGTGAAGAAGTAGAAATAAAAAATAATCGTTTAGACGCTCTTATTGACGTATTAGCAGAAACTCAAGGCAAAACTATTATTTGGGCTAACTATCAATACGACATTAAAAGAATATTAAAAACGTTACAAGAATTTGTAGGAACAGAAGCGGTGGCTACTTACTACGGAGAAACACCTGATGAAGAACGTCAACAAATAATTAATCGTTTTCAAAACCCTGACTCTAAACTACAGTATTTAATTAGTAATGTACAAACGGGCGGTTATGGTATTACTTTAACTGCTGCAAGTAATGTTATTTATTACAGCAACAACTATGATTTAGAAAAACGCTTACAATCTGAAGATCGTGCTCATCGTATAGGACAAGAAAATAAAGTAACGTATATTGATTTAGTTGCTAAAGACACAGTTGACGAAAAAATCGTAAAAGCGTTACGTAATAAATTAAATCTTGCTCAAGAAGTTTTAGGTGATGAAAAATGGAAAGATTGGATTACTTAAAATACTGTTCGTAATAAGCGTCAGCCGATAAACCTAAAGTATCTAAGTCATTATTAGACATTCTTCTACCTGCTTGAGTAAGAGCCTCATTAGATATTCTTCTACCTGCTTGAGTAAAAGCCTCTTTATCTTTATCAGATATAGCTCTACCGCTTTGAAATCTTTTACCGCCTTCAGGTGCTTTAATATTATCCATTATTATCTGACGTAATGTATCAGCATCCTTGTCTGATATTGCTCTACCCTCAGCCGCGTATAACGGTCCACCCATACTCTTATAGCCCATACGGTTTCGTACTTCTTCAGGGAGTTTGCCTAATCCTGGATTATCTTCGGGAACAGCTTTTAACTCACCACCATCAGCTGCCATACGTGGTTCACGATCATCAGCTTGAGCTAACAACATATCAGCTTGAGCTAATACTGCACGAGCTGAAGCTATATCACCACCTGTTCTACCAACTACTGCCTGAGCTAAAGCTGTTGCATCACCTTCTATACTCATACCACCTTCCATAGGGTCCATACGGGGGGCACTCGCATCCATTCTAGGTTCAACCATAGGAGGAGGTCCACCTACAGGAGGTCCACTCATAGGAGGAGGTCCACTCATAGGAGGAGGTCCACCAGCAGCTACTGGAGGTCCTTGTACAGGAGGTACATCAGTTCTAGTACCTGTCATCATCATATTAGTTAAATCTTCTATACCTGCCATTGTTATCTCCTGGGTCTAAAACCGTTTTGAAACATTTGTGTTGTCATTTTATCACCTTGTTCGCTCATCGGCAACTGCATAATACCTCTACGGTTAATTTGTCCACCATTAGCAAATCTTTTTTCTATACCTAAATTAGCTTGATCATCACCAAAATTATAAGTAAAAGTGCTTGTTACGTTGTTACCTAGATTTTTAGAAAATTCTAATTTGTTATCTAATAAACCTGCAATACCTTTTTCTATAGCACCAACCTCACGGTCTAGGTAATTAGCGATATCTGTTTCATATTGATCAGTAGCAGTAGTACGAGCAATATTCGCTTCTCGTCTAAGGTCTGTAACCGCTAAGGTATCAAATAATTTATTATAAAAGTCAGTCATTTTCTCCTAAACCTACTTGGTCTAATATTAAATCTACAGAATTTCCTGAGTATTCTAAAGGTTTTATTCTGTTATATAGTTTAGTATCGGGATTATAATTTCTATAATCATTAGTTGCATCAAAAAAATTCAACGTGCCTATTGCCGTCATGTATCGTAAATAACTTTGAATATTTAATCTTCTTTTTCTAGCTCTCATCGCTTTATCTAATTTATCAGGACTTAATAACAACTCACCTAAATAACGACCACTATTTAATGTTGCCATATTTCTAACAGCGGTTACTCTCCTACCTCTTTGTGTTAGTGGTGGAAAAATTAATCTTTCTATAAAACCTGTTTGTGGTTCTAAATCTTGTGCTTCTTTAATATCTCGAACTGCTGTCGTTCTCGTATTATAACGTTTATAAATTAAATCTAATTTTTCTAAGTTATCAACATATTTTGCACCATCAGAACCTATTAAAGGTGCCATAACGTCCTCGAAACTTAATCCTGTCGCCTTAGGTCCAAAACCCCCATATAAAATTTTATCTAATCTTTCAGGAACGAAATAACTTCTACCGTCAGCTCCTCGTTCCATTACGTTGCTTAACAACCATGCTTTAGCAACCGAGGCACTTTTTGCTTGTAAAATAGGATTGTTTTCTAAATAAGGTTTTAAAAAATTTAAACGTTCTACAAAAGCTCCCGTTTGTCTGTCAGCACTTGATGCATTTAAAATTCCTGTTATAATCTCACCGTATCCTGCATTAAGACTATTTTCTATTTCATTAATAGCTATTTGACCTTGTTCTACGTCAGCTATTATTTTTTCAAATTGTTTAAAATTATTTAATTTACCGTACGTTTCTTCTGGAAAAAATGCTTTTAAAGTTCCTTTATTATCGTTTATAAATTGTTTTGCTCGATTTACTCTTTCTATTGAAGACGGTGCTACTCCATTTTTAGGTTTGTTTATATAATCACGAAAAACTCCTAAAGCAGAGTTTTGTATATCAGTAAGTTCAGGAGCGTTAGTTTCTGTTAAAACCTTAACTAAAGTTTCTACTTTAGTGTTTTTAACATTACCTGCTTTATTATCAAATAAATTTAAAACGAATGCCTCAGGGTTTTTAGTTTTTTCGATATCTACTAAAACAGCTGCGTCATATATTGCATTTCTTTGATCGATCGCAGCTTGTGTTATATCAATACCATATTCATTTTGTTCCATCCATTGACCTAATTGTTTAGTGCTGGTTATTGGTATACCTGACTCTAAACTAGCTCCTTCTAACAAAGTTAAATACATTTGTTCTTCTAAACCACGTTCTAAATTTCTTGCTGCATTAATACTCAGTTGATTATCTGTTTGCGAAGAAGCGTATTTATTTAATACTTCTCTTGCATCATTTAATTCTTTTAAAGTATATTCAGGTCTAACAAAACCACCTTCGCCTTTTACTCCTAATCCTTGTAATTTTCTTAGGGTATTTGTTCCGTCATTGCCTAATAGTTGATATAAGTCTTCTTTAGCACTATTTGCATCAAAATCTTTTAAAATACCTTCTGCTTGTTTAGCGATATTAGCCCAAGCAGCAGCAGGTCCTCTAGTTTTCCCTGCTCCAGAAGTTAATTTTTCATAACGTGGGTCATTTATTGTTTGTAAAAACTTTTCTCTATAAGGCGTAGTATAACTTGACCTAATTTCTCTTAACCTAAGTTGTTCTTTATTAAATAAGTCAGTACTAATTAAAGGGTCAGGAACATTTTTAAATAAGTTCAAACCACCTTCAGCAACATCACTCGCTCCCATATTTTTTAAAACTGCGTCTAAAGCATTAGCGGTAATTTTTTCTATACTGTCTAATTGGTCGTAAGCGTCAGCTTCGAATAGTTTTTCTAAACTATTACTTTGCATATTTGGATCGATATCTGCTCCTATGTTTTTGTTTAAACTATTTAAAAATCTACGTTGTAACTGTTCATCACCTTGTAAAATTAAAGAATAAATTCTCCTAAGTTTAGGGTCTGCTGATTCTTTTAACATTAAAACTTCATATTCTGAAGCTATTTTATCTAATGCCGCAGGACCTAAAGTCAAATTAGGTACGTCTTCTCCTCTATCGTATTGAGCTTTTGAATAATTACTTAAAATAAATCGTGTTCCTGGAAGCAATTTTTGTATCGCTTCGTCTAGTTCTTTAGTAGTTACTTCTTCACTAGCCGCTCCTATTTCATCCATAGGACTACGAATAAGTTTTCCTAAAGGTGTGGTTATTTCAAAAAGTTCTGAAGAAACAGGACCTCTAGGAGTATCTATTTTTACAGGCGTACCATCGCCTTTTAGACCTTGAGCACTTCTTTTAGCTTTTGCGATAGATTCTTGCAAATCTGTAAAAACACTATCAGGAATAACTCGACCTCTAAATAAATCTTTTAATAAAGGTAATCCTCTAGCAATAGCGTCTAAAGTACCAACACTTGCAGTAGAAAGAAGCCCTGACATTCCTGACTCAAGTGCCATCTCAGTCTGTGTTCTGTCGTGTGCCCCTATTTGTTTACCGTATTGTAAACGTAAATAATCACCAAAAGCCGCACCAAAACCATAAGTAGCTGCAGTTTTCCCCCATTCTAAAACTTTTTGCGTTCCTGATGGAAACTGAGTTGGGTTTTTAAATATTTGTCTGCCAGTACCTCTGCCACCAAATAACCTTACCGCTATTAACTCACCTAACATAGGTATACTTTCTGTCTGTAGAAAGTCAGGAATATCACGCATAGGGGTGAATTGAGGTAAATCAAAAATTACATATTTATTATCATTAGCCCCCTCTTGTTTTATAGCTATACCTTTTTCAGGAGCATTAGGGAACGCCCACTCAGCATTACCCTTTTGTCCTGTTTTTTCGTAAATAGTATTTAGTGCAAATTTTAAATCTCTAGGGGTTTTATTACGTGGCATGTAATAACTTAAATTTATTAAAGAATCCTGATCATAACCTCTAATGAATAAATTTCTATTAGGGTCTTTGTATTCTTCGTAACCAGAAAAACCTGCTTGTTGTAGTTCAGCTATAGCAGGATTTCTTTCGAACCCTAAAAATTCTTTAAAATCTTGAAAAGCACTGCCACCTGTTTCTGCAACATCTATTTTAGGGTCTACGGGAGGTCGATTGTATAAAGTATATCGTTCTTTTAAATTATTAAAATAGGCATCATGTGTTTCAGCAGTAGCTCCTTCATTGTATTTTCCAGGATTTGTTTTTATGTCTTGATGAATATCTGGAAAATATTTCATATACGTCATGTATCTTAAATCTGCGTCACTGAAATAATCTTTTAAAATTTTAGAGGAGTTTTGTTCAAACGTTGAGTTTGATAATTCGTTTAAACTTCTATCAAAATCTTCTTGAGTAAAGTTTGTTTGCATAATTAATTAAATAAATTTTGCATTTCTGCAGCCCCAGGAACAGTCAATACATCGTCTTCTTCTAGCTCTACTCCTGAATTAGCTAAAGCCTCGAAATATCTTCTTATAGACGGCTGTATAAACTGGTTATTTACATCTTGTGCTCCGTATCTAGTTAAAAAAGGCACTCTAATATAATCCATGTTTAAATAAGTATCAGCAGGTGTGTTTCTATCTAAAACAATAGGCTGTCCATTAAGAGCTGTATTATAGTAATTGTTTATAATACCTTGTATTTTAGGATTACCTAAACTACTGCCGTAAACAGTTTTTATAGCCCTACCGTCTACTCCAAATTGAGAGTCGATAGTGTTTTCTATTTCTCTAGTTAAAGTTGAAACAAAATTAGTTAAATATTTAAGTTGACCAGTAGGACTCGTAGCTTTTCCATAACCCACCATTTCTAAAAAGAACGCTAAATCTTTATCCGATAATGTTCTACCTGTTTGTCCTGCTGCCGCTGCTGCGGTATACGCTAATTTCAACATATTAGCGTTATATTGTATGGTATAGACATCGCCTCGCTCTCTTTTAAATTTAAAACCTGTATCTTTTTCAAAGATACCTATAGCTTCATTTAATTCATCATCTACATCTTCTCCTTGGGATTGTCGAACTAATAGTGAATGAATAACATTAGCATTTTTTCCTGTTCCTCGTTCATATATCCCACCTTCTTCGTCAGTACTAAACGGATTATCATAACCACTTAATGTTGCTATTGCGTTTAGTGTAGATGTCGCGTTATTAAACCCTTTATTGATTATAGAAGTCATTTGACCCCCTGCACCTATACCTCCTGTTGTTTCTCCCTCTGCTTGTTTACGTAGTATAGGAACTATTTCACCAACGGTGCCGTATACATCAAGTAAAGCATTTTCTTTCGATACTTGTGTTTTATAAAAATCGTCTAAGTTTGTTTCATCTTTAGTAGAACCTCTAGGGAATCCTTTTATCTTATCTAAAAACTCTAAAGGAACAAAATTAGAACTTTCGTTTCCTGCGTAAGTTTGAGCTTTTTTTGATTCGGTATCAAAATAACCTCCATCAATTTCAACAGTATAACTGTAACGGTCTATCTCTGGTCTACCTTGTAAAAAACCTTTTCTTACAGATTTTACTAAATCGCCTGTTTTGTCAAACTCTACTAAGTCTACAAAAGTCATGTTTTTAGGCGTCATTTTATCTAACAACTGTGTTTTATATTGTTTTCTAGCTGTATCGATACGAGCATCACGGTCTGTTCTAGCTTTATCAAAAGTACTAGCTGTGGTCATAAACGCTGCTAATTCTTTATCGTTATCTGCAAATAGTGCAGGTCCGAACTGAGTAAACATTTCTCCGATACGTTGTCCTGTTGTTTGAGTGGGTTGTTTCCCATAAACTTGGCTAGTTAAATAATCAGCTAATTGAACATCTGATAAATCACTTTGTTGTTCCTGAGATAAAGTTTCAGGAATCGTAGTTTTTGGAGTAAAAAATCTATCAGCTAAAAAACTTAAACCTACTGGTGCAAGATACGCTAATGGATTTATATCTTCTCTTGCAGGAGCTATGTTTATCGCTCTAGGATTAGGAAATCTAACAGGAGAAGGAGCTAAATTAACAGGCATGATGCCCCCTGTTTTATTATCAAACGTTGGAAAAGGACGTAAACCTGCTATACCGTTAGCCATAATTAACCGACTCCATAATTAGGAAAACTACCAAAGGTTGGTATTCCTGCTATAGGAATATTTGGTATATTAAGACCCCCCGCTAAACTATATATTCCACTACCAAAACCGGGTCCACCAAGATAACCAGCTGCTGGTGAGGTTGGTGCTGTTCGTGAATAACCTATACTTCCAGGAAGACCACTCATTCCAGGAAGACTACCAGTATTAGGAGTGTATACCGAACTATCATAATTTGATCCTACGGGAGGCACTGCTCCACCTGCATAACCATAACCACCTGCTAACGGTCCTAACGAGGCGGTTAATGCTCCAACATTTTGTAAAGTTTGCATCGGTAAATTGTATTGACCTGTAAAGTTTTGATATGCTAAATCTAATAAGGACTGTTCTCTACCTCTACCTAACCCACCAAGAGCCATTTGTTGACTTATATCTTGTTGCTGTAATGCAGGTAATGCAGTAGCTAATCCTTGATATTGTTGTCCTAACGCTCCTAATCCTTGTCCTAAACGCTGTCCTAAATTAGCTAAACCAGTACCGCCTTGTAAGCCCATACCAAACTCAGCTTGTCCAAGTTGTCCTAATAGTTGACCCTGTCTTAACGCAGCTTGAGCTTCGGCACTGCCTAACTGTCCTTCTCTAGCAGCTAACTGTCCTTGTAACCCTGCTAATCCTAAACCTCTACGTTGTTGAGCTTCGAATGCTTGTTGAGCAGCATTTCTAGCTCCTTCAAACCCTTGACTACGAATAGCTCCTACTTGTTGAGCAGCACCTCTAGCCGCGTCTTCAGCTAATTCTTCTTGGGTTAGTCTAGCACGAGAACCACCGAAAGCTCCTGCTCCTATAGCTTTATCTCGTAAACCAATATCAGCTTTACCAAAACGTTCAGTAATATCATCTAACGTTTGTTGTACTACCTGTTCTTCAAAAGGATTATAAAAGTTACTAACTTGTTGAGCAGGATTAAACATTCCTGTTGAGCCATAACCACTGAGCTCTGCCCTACCTAAACCACTACGAGCAGCAGAAAAATCAGGACCTGCTCCTCTAGTAAATCCTGCCGCTTCTCCTGTTAAACCACGTCCTGCTGCTAACCCTGCAGAAATACCTTGTCCCCCGATATCAGCAGCACTACGCATAGTACCTGCTGCTTCTGATAATAAATTAGCTTGAGTACCTAAAAAGGGTTGATAACTACCAATCGCTTGATCAGCTAATTGCATACCCTTAACTTCTCTAGGGTCAAAATCAGCTACTCGTTCGCCTGTGTAAGTAAAAGGACTACTATCGTCTTTACCTAATTGTCCGAACTGCTGTCTTAAAAACGCCTGAGCATATGGAAAAATATCTCGTTGTAAAAAATCTCCTACATATCCCGCAGGGGCTTGGGATGAATATTCTTGGTTTTCTCTACTAGCCATACTTCCTATTACCTTGTTTATTAAATGCTTCTAACATAGCAATACCTTTTTGGTGATTGCCTTTACCCATATGTTTAACTGCGGCGTTAGATAGCATAAACTCGCCATCACTAGCCATAACAGGTATTAAATCATCTTTAGGACCTCCTGGACCTTCAATATCGCCTCCTTCTAACATAGGGGTAAACATAGGTCTATCTAAAACCCCACCGTCTTTAAAACCTCTACTACCTGCAAAAGCCGTACCCATTATCGGTTGTATGTTTCTTAAATAATCTCGTTTTGCACCTAAACCACCCTCAGGTAAAGTTTGTGTTTTAACTACACTGCCTTTTCGTTTTTTAGGTTTTTCTAATAAAGCTCCTAATACATCTCTTCCTGCACTTAATAAAGCATTAAACATTTCTGGGTTATCTTGAGCATAGGTTATAACAGGTTCTGCCATCGATTGTATTCTTTCAAAAAAAGTAGGATTCAAAGTAGTTTCTAAAGAGGCTAAACCCATTTCTTTCATACTATCTTTATCAATATCTAACACTGGTTTATCTGCTGTGCTATCAAAAATAGCTACGTCTTTAGTTTTTGTTTCTACATCAGGTATTAAATCCACTAGACCTGCTGTTTTAGGTTCTTCTGCGTATAAACTTTCTTTTAATTCATCTAAACTTTCTGAGGCTAAATTTAAAATACCTCTTTCTACTCCTATATCACCTAAAAGTTCTTTTAAATTTAATTCACCACCGTTAGCAGCATTTAACGCTCCACCGATAGACATTCCTGCGATACCGTAGTTAGCTAAATCTTCAGGATTTACTCCTACTTGAGCTAGTAAAGCTAAAATATCAGTTTGATCATTATTAGTTCTTAACTGAGCAGGATCATCATATTCAAACTGTCCAAATTCTTTCGCTTCGCTTCCTTCAACAGGAGTAAAATTTAATTCAGGTCCAGGCTGTATACCAGGAGCAGTACCTGAACCAATCATTGCAGCTTGTTCGTTTGCTCCTCTGTTAGATTGTATTTTATCTCTTAATAAACTACCTCCAACAGTTATTACGGCAGCAGTGATACCAACAGCCATTAAAAATTCTCCTCTTGATTTAAAAGGTCATCTATTTGTTTAATGTCGAAACCTGTTAATTTTAATTCAGCAAAATCAGCTACAGTTACTTCCTCTATAACTTCGTCTACTGTTAAACAATCTGTTCTATGTACGGTAATAAAAGTACATTCTTCGTGAATAAATAAAGCTCTTTTTGTACCTGCTTCAGTAATACCGTGGAAAGGTGCTTTAATACGTGTTACGCCTTGTTCTGTAAAAATAGAAGCTTCCCCTTTCATAATAAAAAACGGATGATTTTTAGCGTGAATTTTAGAAACCGCTAATAAGTTTTTAGGCATTACGATTGTTCTTATATACTGCCCGTCTGCAAAATTATGTGTGACCGCTCCTTCAGTTTTACCTATTATTTTATTTTTTAAATCTTCTTGATTAGTTTTTTTACAAAAATCATCTACAGCTTCTTCAAACTGTTTTATTTTATTTTGAAACTCTATTTTGTTTTTCTTATATTCAAAAAACTCACAAGCCTCTTGATAAGTTAGTTCTGGAGTTTTTATTAAACTTAAACTCATTATTTCCTCTGCGTTTATTAACGTATTAGCGAGTTAAAGCCCATCTCGTAAGCTGCAGTTCAATACTGACAATTCGATTATACTTCATACTGTATATATTTTTAAAGGTTTTTCTTTGCCTTTTACTTTTATAGGTTTTAATGGTTTTAACTGATAACCACACCTACTTTCCGTATTTTCACCTATTAAAATATCTACCCCCGCGTCTTTTGTGCCTGATTCTAATCTAGCTGCAGTATTTACCGCGTCACCGATAGCGGTATAATCAAACCGTGAAGAAGAACCCATATTACCGATTACTGCTTCTCCTGTGTTTATTCCTATGCCTATGGCTACTGCAGGAAGTCCTTCCGCTTGGAGTTCTGTATTAAGTTCAGCCATGTTTTGCCAAATATCTTTAGCACAATCTACCGCTATTTGTTCATGATGTAGTACGTCTAAAGGAGCATTAAATATAGCCATCATAGCGTCACCTATGTATTTATCAACCATACCACCGTGTTTTTGTACTGCTGTTTGTTGAGCAGTAAGAGCTTTATTCATAATATAAGTTACTTCTTCTGGGGTTACTGCTTCTGATAAAGCAGTAAAACCTCGTACATCAGTAAATAAAAAAGTAGCGTACCTTTTTTCACCACCTAATTTTAATAAATTAGGATTCTTTTGTAGTTGTTTTACTTGTCTAGGGTCTAAGTAATGTTCGAATTGTTTTTTAATTTCTAAACGTAATTTGTATTGTTCACGGAAACGTAAGTAAAAAGCGATTGCTCCTGTTATAAATTCACTAATTAAAGTCCACGTTGTATCTATTAATAATCCTTGTTGTATAGCATAATATCCTCCGATAGCGGTGCTAGACATAATAGCACTAAAACAAAGAACCCCTGCAGTAACGCCTAAGTTGCTTAACACAACCCAAACTAAAAGCAGGGATATAACTAATATTAAAACTTCAACGGCTAAACTGTAGTCGGGGATAAATGGACTATTTTCTACCAATATTGATTCTGCTAGTGCTGCTTGTACCTTGTGTGGTTCAAGTAATCCAACTGGGGTAGCTAACTGTGGCATTACGCCCTCAGCAGTAACTCCTACAAAAACAAATTTATTTTGTACGGCTAACTCTTGCATATTAGTTTCTGGAGTATCTACCCAACTAACCCACTTACGTCCTAATCCGTCCGTTTTAACAGCAGGTAAACCTTTTACCCGTACTTCTTCTATACCGTTCGTATTAGTCTTAATAACGTACGTATTAGCCCCTGTTAGGGCTTTTAGTACTTCGGTACCGAAAGCGGGTAACCACCCGTTAGGCGTCTTATATAGAAGCGGTATGCGTCTAACTAAATTATCTACGTCTACGGGAGCAGTAGCTATACCTTCATTTGCTTCTAATTCAGGTATATTTCTTACCGTGCCTTGAGCTAAATAACCACCGTTACCCTCTCCCATAATAACGGTGCCTACCGTATCTGGGTATTTACCATTAGCGTTTTCGAATAAAGCTAATACCGAAGGAGCATAACTAAGAGCTATTTTAAAATTACCGTCGCCACCAAAACGGTCTTTATGTGGAAAGCCAATAACCCAACCAACACCTAAAGCTCCTCGGTTTAACAATTCTATTTGTAATTCTGCTAAACGTTGTCTAGGAAAAGGATAACCACCTTCATTATTAACATCTTCTTCAGTAATATTTAAGATAACAAAATTACCAGAAGGTTCAGGAGTCTTTACAAAAGTATCAAAAGTTTTTAATTTTAATATTTCTTGTGGAGCTAAACTAAAAATTAACGGTAAACTTAACACCGTTATTATTACAATAATTTTTAAATACTTCACCCTGAACCTTGTCTAATATTTATTGTAGAATCACTACCACCGTTTACTTTAATTTCATTCATCACGCCGTCTTGTTCTAAAATTACAGTGTAGCTATTGTCGCTATCTATATTTAATACTGCACCTTGTCCTACAGTTCTATTTAAACTTATTTGTGTTCCAGAAACTACTGTTGTTATCTGAGTTTTAGTATCTTGACCAATGTTAGTGCCTCGAATAGTAGAAGAAATAGCTGATTGATCAAGCTGATCTTCGTCTGCTAAACTGTCTAGTTCATTTAAAATATTTAATAAATCTTCTAAAAAATTTACATTTAACGCATCGTAATCTAATTCAGTAAAATCTAACTGTTCTTCTTCTTTTAAGTTTTCTTCTGCTAAATAATCAAAATCTAATTCATTAAAATCTAAAATAGGGTCTTTTATTTCTTGTGTTTCCTCTTCTTCTGTTTTTATTACTTTTTTAGGCGGTGTAACAATTAACATATTATCAATAAAATCTAATGACAAATCTAATAATACAGGAGGACTAGGCGTTGCTTCTAAAGTTGTGGTAGTAGTGGCTTGATATGCTTGGTTTAAAATTACCTCACCCATAGCCGTACTAACTACTATCTCTCCAGACGGGTTACCAAATTCATCAGGTAATAAAATAAATAAACTTTCACCTGTGTCGGGTTCTACTGTAATAGTAAAATCTGTTCCTCTAATCGCTACCGTAGCTGAGTCCGTACGAATAGTCATATTTTCTTTTGGAATACTACTAAATTTTGCAGTTACGAAACGAGCAGTGCCTTTAGCAAAAGATAACGCTAACTTACTTTTTGTTGGGTTAGGGTCGTAGATATATTCGTCAATAATTAAAGTGGAGTGTTCTGTTAGTTTAACTTTACTATCGTCAGCAAAACGTAAACCTAATCTACCTTGTTCAGTTTTAGCTTCATCGTTAGATTGTAAATTAAAATCAACTACTGCTTTATAATCTTTATCACGGCTTATTTGTCCGTAACCTGAGACTTCTTCTACAGAGCCGATGTTAAGGGCAACTGGTTGCTGTGCCTTGATCGTTTTGGATAATACAGAAAGTACCATTAGAACCATTAGAAATGACACGTAACCAGTCGTTATCGAGTGTTGACGCCTGTGTAACATTTATAGTTCTAGAACCTCCTGTGTGGTTTAAATGAAAAAAGCCTCCCTGAAAACCATCACCGTTATAGTTAATGGTGTTATCAGAGCCATCAACGTTCATATAGTTAGTAGCCAAGTCTACATCGATATCGGAATCAATAGTATTGTTTGAACCGTTAATGATCCAATCTAAATCTAACGTAGTAGCTAATGCTGCGGTGCCTTGGTCTAAAGACATATCGTTAGCTGTTCCTGTTACTGAAATATTTACGTTAGAGCCGTCAGTCGAATAAGTGTTAGTAGGGTCTGTTTGAATATCGAAAATGTTACTAGAACCAGAAAATTCAAAAAACCCAATATAATTATCAGCGTTAATATCTCCTTTAAATAAATTACTAGAACCTATCTGATTAATATCTAACGTCATGTTAGTTCCGTCTAAATCTAATGGCGTCATGCTCCCTGAAGTAGATAAAACCCCTCCAATTAAGTTACCTGAACCTAGCTGTTCTATATCTGCGTTTAGGGTTGCTCCTGATTGATCAATAGATATTTCGTTATCCGCAGACCATAAAAAATTAGATAAAACTATTAACAAAAATAATTGTTTTTTCATTGTTTTAAGCTCCAATATTCGTATTGTATTCCTTCCATGATGGTTTTGTAAACTGCTGTTTCTATGGCTGCTTGTAGGGCTATAGTTACTCCTTCGTTCTCTACGTTACCGTTTTCTATCTCTATTAATCTAGTATTATCTTTTACGAAACGGAAAATATCTTGATTAATACCTACGCTTAAAATAGTTTTAGTAACAGTAACTTCTGTTAAAATACGCCCCGTAAGCACAGAAACCGTGCGTAAACTAATAGTTACTGTGTCTTGTCGGTATTCTTTACTTACCCCAATACCTAATATTCTACCTCCCGAACCACCTGAACGAGTATTAGTTTCATAACCAACTACCGCACCTTCCATTAAAATACCTGCAAATAATAAAGGTTTTAATTTTTGTTCTTCATCAAAGTCTTTTCGTGTACTACGAATTAATTGTCGTTCTTTAGTTAAGTTATCTAAACCAACGCGTTCTACTACTTCGAAAAAATTACCTTTGCTAGTGTCTTTTAATGCTTTTATTAATAATGCGTAAGGGGCTTGAGTAACTGCGGTGCTAAAAGAAGCATAAGTACTATTACTTCTACGTTGTCCTGTTTGATCAGTAAACGCGGTAGGATATACTGCTACTACGGGTTTTATATTTGGAATTCCTAAATTACTTAAGTTTTCATTAATAACTTCAGAAACCTCTGCATACCTTGAAGGTTCTAAGTTTTCTATCGCTTGTTCTGTTTTTAATAAAGCACAACTAGAAAGTAAAACTATCAAGAGGAAAAGTAATGATCGTTTCGCCGCCGTCAGAATCTGTGATAGTAAGTGTAATCGTAGTATCATCAGCAACATAGTCTATCTTGTTTCCCTCTAATTCAATAGTACCTGCGTTAGAAGCAGTCTCTCCGAATAAATTATCTACTAATTGTTGTGATAGCTTAGCATAAACTCTAGATTCTAAATTTCTAATAAAACGGGCTAACGTGCTGTTATTTTTATCTCTTTCTGCTTCATCTGCGGCAGCTTTTAAAGCATCTGAAATACTTTGTTTTCTTGTTTTTTCTTGATTTTCTATTGTTAAATAATGTGCTGAAGTTCCCACTCCTGAAAAACTAGGGCTTTTAAAAGTAAACTTCATTTCGTCTGCTCCTAGAACACTAGAAAAAATAATTGTAAATACCATAAATGCAATACCTGTGTACGCAAAAATATTTTCAAAAGCTATTTCATTCCTCGTCTTCTTTCGGTTCCTCATCTTTTAATTCCCTTAGTTCAATTACAGTATCTAGTTTTTGTTGCAATCTAATTAAATCATTATCTAACATACGCACTCTGTCGATTAAAGCGATTAAAGTAACGTTTGCATCAGTCAATTTAGCTTTTATCTTTTTAGTAATAAAATTCCAAATATAGTAAAGAATATATAGTAACCCTACCGTGGCTACGATAGGAAAACCATATTCACTAATTATTATGGCTATGTTATCCATTAATCTCTACGAGCATCATTCTTACCGTCAGCTCTTGCAATACGTTCTAAATCAGGTCTAATACCTAATACGGAACACATAGTAGCATCAACTCGAATCATATCATGATTCATAGTTTTTACCCTGTTATCTAACGCTGTAACAATATTATGAATACCGTCTACCTGACCTACGACGCTTTCTAAAATATATTTTACGGTAAGAAAAATAAAAAACCCGCCTAATAAAGACATGGCTATGGGAAAACCAACTTCGCTTATTAATGTAAGATAGGTTTGCATTCTTCTAAATCCTCAACCGATATTATTCCGTCTAGCATACCTACTACTATTACACCATAATGTTCTGCTTGTTCTTCTGCTTCTTCGAAAGACTCCGCAATAATATTAGGACCTTCGTGAATAGTTCCTTGGAATCTAAATTCTGTAAGAAACACTTTTAAAGACATTAATCACCGCCTTTAAAGTTTTTGCTTTGCCCTGATGTTCCTGCATAAATACCAAAGACTGCTGCCATTGCTCCTACTACGATTGATACTAATGCTGATTGTTCTAGGTTAGGTTCTGGTAATTCCATAAACCAGATAACAACTTTGTAAAGGAGTACGATATAAACACTTACAAAAATTCTGGGAAAGATACGCCATGCGTCTATAGTTTTAGCTAAATGTACCCAGTTTATATAAGGGTTTTCTCCTTTATTATTAGGCGTAACGTCTATATCTAATTCTAATTTCTTTTTTATTGGGGGTTCTTTTTCAACTATAGCGTTATCAGTTATTATTTTTTCTTCCATGATATATCCTCTACTGGTGTAAATAAACCTAACTCAATAAGTTTAGCTCTATTAAGTAAATGAGTTTCTTCTACTTCTTGTTTGTTTTGTCCATAATATGCTACTGCATAATGACCGTCAACCATAGCTTTATTTATATCTACACCATCACAAACTACGGTGCCTAACACTCTACCGTATTTACCACGAGAATCTTTTAGCTCTGTTCTAATAACTACTTGTTCTGCAGTATCTATAGCGTTTTGTAAATACGCAGCAGCTAATTTACCTCTAACTTTTTCATCTTTATTTCTAGTTCTAGATTCTGGAGTATCAATAGCATATAACCTAACTCTAGTTTTAAAAGAAACATCAAAACCTAAATCTAAAATAACGTCTATAGTATCACCGTCGACAACACGTTCTACTGTACAGCCGTACTCATACATTTCTGCCTCGTTTTTTAGTAGTAGTTCTTGCTTGTCTAAAATTCTTTTTACTTGGTGCACCTTTACTTCCTGGTTTACGCATACGTTCACCACTACCTGCTTTTATACGTCTACGTTTTGCATGAATATTCGCCCACAGTCCTGGACGTTTGCTTTTACCTTTTTTCTTTTTCATTTAACACTTCCATCTTCTTCTTGCTTGTCTCAACCTAGAATTAGGATTTTTTGCTGCTTTAGGAAACTTCTTCATTTGTCCTGCTGATCTAGCACAAAATGATTTACGTCTCTTAGCTGCTTTACTACCTTTTTTGACTTTACCAGTAACAGCGGTTTTTAATTTACTTCCAGGATTCATACGTCTATACGCTTTTACCCCTGCAGCAGTCATACCCGCACCTTTTTTAGTAGGTCTAAAATTCTTTTTATTACGTTTAGGCATTTTCGCCTGTTTTCTAGGCACGTCTTTTTCTCCTTCTTGTGGTTTTCTTTTTAGCAAACGTTCTTACGTTAGTCGGTTTACCTCCTGGATTTCCTGCCGCTCTTTTTCTACGTACCGCACTTTTACGTTGTGACGCAGTCATACTTCTAGCTTTAGCTCGTGGAACACATTTAGGGTATTTTCTTTTAGATTTACCTTTAGCAGACTTACGCCCACATTTTTGAAACTTACCTTTTTTCTTAGGAGCACCTATATCAACCCAATCACCTTTAGGTCCTTTACCAAACCATTCTGTTAGTCCACCTTTAGGTTTTGCCACTTTTCTTCCTCGCTTTCCTAATAGCTTCTTTTCCGCGTTTAAAAATACTAACTACTTGTGTTTTACCCATGACTTTAGCTCTTTGCTCACCAACGGTAAGTATTTGTATTTTTCTAGCAAAAGGTTTTTTAACCTTTTTAACTTTAGCAACTGTTGCTCTAGCATCAGCAGGTGTTGCAAACTTAATTTTAACAGTGTCTTTAGGATTTTCATCTGTATATAACCTTCTACCAGACCCTTTTGGTTTTTTACCTGTACCTTTTTTAGGGTCGCGTTTTTTCTTAGGCATTATTTATAGCCACCACCACGTTTCTTATACGTACGTACTAACCAACCGTTAGCATAAGCACTTGGGTAAACTTTAAATTTACGTTTAGCTTCCGCTTTTACTCTTGCGTATAATGCAGGATTAGTTGGCGTAGCTCCCTTTTTCTTTTTAGTAGTTTTCTTTTTCTTTTTTGCGGGCATTTTAATCCTCGTATAAATTGTTAAATGTAATTGCAGGGTCTAAGTAACTTTCATGCCCTTCAGCAGAATGTACCCACTGAGAGGGTTTAAAGTCGGGTGCTCCATTACCTGTTACCCATAAAGCAGGACTTGTTGCTCTTACTCTATTATTAGGTAAAGCTACGAAGTTACCTTTCCACTTACAATCTTCAGTTATATATAGCACATGAGATTGTTTATGTTGAGCAGGGTCATCAGCAATATCGCTATCGGTATAGTCTACGGTAAACATATAACGACCAGTATAGAACTCGCCGTCTATTTTACAAAGCCAAGGACTAGAACTGACTCTATCCATAATCACTATAGAATGGTTTCTTGATTCACAATCCCAAGGTTGAGCTAAATGATCTTCCATTGGTTCTGGGAAATCCTGACTAGGAATATCTGCAACTAATGCTTGTATTGGCATTCTAGCCCACATAGCACCGCCGTGGATATTACCTTCATTATTATCGTCACAATTAGCTTCTTCTCCAGTAAAAACTACTTGAAAACTTAATGATCTATCAGGAATAGTAGTAACTGCTATTGCTAATGCATGAATATACTCATCTTGGTATTCTTCATGGTTTTTAGTAAACTCTCGTCTAACCCAACATTTAAAATGGGGGATGTTACTTATTAAATAAGGCATAGCTTATTTCTTTTTCTTTTTAAGAATTTTACGTTTTTTAGATTTTTTTCTTAAAGAACCGCCCTTAGACATCTTCCTTAAAGAACCACCTTTAGACATCTTCCTTAAAGAACCACCTTTAGACATTTTTTTACGTTTGTGCATTGGCATAATTAACCTCCTTTTAATACACGTTTTTGTAATCTTACTGCTCTTTGTTTGACTTGTGTAGCCCAACGACTATCCATCATTTCCGTAGCAGCAAGTTCCCAGTTTCTTTCAGATAACGCTGCTAAAAATTTTTTAAATTTTTTTAACCGTGTAATACCTAAATTGAAACACATATTAGCTAACACTAATTGTATATCTTCAGGCAGCTCTCGCCACCAAGATAAACTTCTATCTAACTCTTTAAAAACTATTTCTATATCGTTTTTAAAACACTCGTTAATTCTTTTAGTAGATATTTTTGTACCTACAGGATCACCCCATTCTTTATCTTTATCTGTTATTAAATGCCCTATTCCAAAAGTATGATAACCAAGATGATCTAAATAAATTTCGTTAATACAACCTTCGTCTACTTTTAATTCTTCTCTAAGTTTTTCTATATTCATAATTACTCAATAGGTATAGTGGTAGCCCCTGCTAAAGAAACCGTAACTTTGCCAAGTGCTGTTGTGCCTTGTGTACCTTTTTCTGTGCCTGTGTAGAGCTTAACCCATTGTTCTCCTGTCCAAAGTTGTATTTGATTAGTTGAAATATTCCAAATTAAATCTCCTGTTCTAAAACTTGTAGAATTTCTTTGTTCTTCTGTAAAGTTATTAGTCGAACCAACATCTACTTTATTTAAGCTAAGTTCTAAAATTCTTACTAGTCTATTAAATATCTCAGGAGATAGTTCATTTTGAGCAAAAGGTAATTTAGTTTCTAATATTTTAGCCATTATCTTTTACCGTCAGGTTGTGTTTCTATACGTGTTGCCCCTACTTTAAACCCTAGTCCTGTTACAGTAGTGTCTGTATCATCAGATTGAATTCTTAATACTGCTTGTCTACCTCTAACTCTAGTATCTATTTTAGTTGTTACTGAGGTACAAGAACCAGTAGCTCCTACGCTTAAATCTTCTCCAGGAAAATTTCTTTTCTTTAAAACTAAATTTACTTTTTGTCCAGAAGCACCTGTGCTTCCTGTGCCATTAAAAGTTACATCAGGTATTATTCTACTAACAAACTGAAACTCCTCTCCTTCACCTAAATCGAAATCACTAGACTCTATAAAAACATTAGTCATAGCATTTCCATCATCATCATTACCTAATTCATGATCAAATAAATAATTAGAAGAAGTTGCTTTAGGGTTAGCAAAAATACCTTCATCTAACCAAGCTGTTCTAGAAAGTTCTCCTATCATCCAAACATTTTCTTCATAATTATAAGTAACGTA